CGAGTAACTAAAGCTATTAATGACCTGAACCTTGCTTTGGTTACTCCTCGCCTTTTTATTATAACTAAACCGGGAATATTATTCCCATCTTTTTTGGAGAAAAGATATGCTGATAGACAAGAGAGAGGCCAACAACCTCATTAACGTAATGGAATCTTTGTTGAATTCTTTGGACAAAACATTTGATAGTTTGCCAACTGACATCGACCAGAAAGTAAAAGATGCTAAACTAACTTTATTAAATGTGGAAAGAAAAAATGATAGACAAAGAAAATTCCCTAGATTCTTTAGATGAAAAAACCTGTGATCAAGTGATGCAAGATTTACATATGTGCATCGATGATTGGTCTAGACAAGATCTAGATACTAAAGCAGCTGTAGTTACTCTCGCAAGATTCTGTGTTGAATTATCTTTTAAATTTTCACACACGCCTTATGACGCTATGCAATTACTATCCACGGTAGTAATGGATAACCTCGAATCTTATGAACATGAAGAGTTAATGCAGCTTTTGATACAACCTCGTGATCAAAAGAAAGTCATTCATTGAAACTTAGATACTACCAACGCAACGCTATAGATGCTCTTCACTCTTGGTTTGATACCAGGCCTGAAGACCCAACGCTTATTGCCTTACCAACAGCAGCTGGTAAGACCATTATATTTTCACACTTCATTAAAGAAGTCTTTAACAAAAACCCCAAGGCCAGGTTTCTTATCATGGCTCATAGAAAAGAATTAGTTGCTCAAGCTGAAAGCAAACTAAAGTCTGTGTGGCCAGATGCCCCGGTGGGTGTACTCGCCGCTGGTATGAAACGCTTTCAGCACAATGCACAAATTCTAGTTGCCAGTCGCGATACCTTGGCCTCGCCCAAGAGATTAGAAAAGGTTGGCAAGTTTGACTACATGATTATTGATGAGGCACACAACGTGCCACCTAGTTCTCTGACTCGCTACAAGAAAATCATTGACACCCTATCAGAACGCCAGTCCATGAAGGTCATGGGTTGCACTGCAACTCCTTATCGCATGGGTCAGGGCTACATCTATGGCAAGCGTAAAGATCATTTCTTTAAAGGTCTTGCCTACAGTGTATCGATACCAGAGTTAATACAAGCAGGTTACTTGTGCCGATTGTCTGCCTTTGCTGTCAACGACAATGCCATCATTGATGCTGGCAAAGTTAGTTTGAAGTTCAAAGGTGGAGACTTCCGGGAAAAAGAATTAGAAGACATAGCCATGGTGGATGAAACCATCATCGAAGTTATAAGTGATTGGATTGATAATGCCTACACAAAAGGCAGAACAGCCTCGGTGTTCTTCTGTGTTTCTGTTCTCCATGCTCAGAAGATGACTCAGTATTTACAGCAACATGGTATTAGTGCTGCTGTGGTTACAGGGGAGACGCCCAACCAAGAACGAGATAAGATTCTTGCAGACTTTGAGTCTGGTAAGATTCATGCTCTCTGCAATGTTGGGGTTTTAACCGAAGGCTGGGACGCCCCGCGAACAGATTGTATAGCATTGCTTAGGCCAACGCAAAGCATTGGATTGTATGTGCAGATGTGTGGTCGTGGCATGCGATTGCATGATGACAAAGAGAACTGTTTGCTGCTTGACTACGGTGAGAACGTAGCTAGGCATGGCTGTCTAGATGAAGTAGAACCTGGCGAAAGTCTTCCCGGAAGATACAAGCCTAAGATTTGTGCAAGCTGTAATGCTATCAACTCACCTTCTGCTAAAGAATGTATTGAGTGCGGCCAGGTGTTTGAGTCAACACAATCAAAAGTTCTCTGGACCAAGAAGGAAAGGGAAGTAGCAAGGCGTACCAAGGCTGAGAGACAAGCTGTCTTATCAGATGAAAGGAAAGCATCAGTCCCTAAAAACAAACCCATCACGGACATCTATGCGTCTGTGGTCAAGTCTAAAAATGGTAGTGAGTATTGTCAGGTAGTTTTTACAGTCAAGGATGAGTTCTTTCCTAAGAAGATGCCACTTATGTTTGGCCATCCCACTGCACATAAGATGGCGGTGCGTAAGTGGAAGAAGATTACAACCAAGTGGGGATCACCAAGCCAACCATGGATGGCTGCTGAATTAATTAACAGCGGTGCATTTGATACAATCTCTGAGATCATTGTGCAAAAGCAAGGTAAGTATGAGAACGTTGTTGGAATTAAAACTAAACAAAATGAGGATATAGATCTATGAAAGATATAAACCATTTACTAGATGATGTTGAACTGCAACAAAAGAGACATCAAAGATTTTATCTAGGTATCAGTCAGATAGGCAATCCTAATCAGCGTTTACTTTGGATGCGCTATCGCTGGCTTATGCCTGATGATATGCCTGCTAGAGTCTTGAGACTTCTTGATCTAGGCAACGTGGTTGAGGATGATCTTATCAAAAAGCTTAGAAAGATTCCCGGTGCTCAGATCTTTGACGTTGCTCGCAATGGTAAACAGTTTGAGACACAGACATTGGGAGGCCACGTTAAAGGTCATATCGATGGCGTAGGGCAAAACTTTCCGGGGATTGATACCAAAGATCCATTCTTGTTAGAGTTCAAGACAGCCAACGACAATCGCTTCAACAACCTAGTAAAGCTTGGTAGTTATTGTGATTGGTCAGAAGAGTATGCTGCCCAGTTACATTTATATATGGGCTTGTTTAAATTTAGTCAATGCATTGCAATTGTTTATAACAAAAATAACTCAGACTTATATACTGAAATCATTCAGTATGATAGTAGTGCTTTTGATTCTTTGATAGAGAAAGCAAAAAGTATTTTATTAGCAGAGGCACCACCAGATAACTACATACCAGAAACAGATTACCGAATCAAAAGCTACATGACACCAGGCCAACAAGCTTCTTATTTAGGTAGAGCATTGCCGCCTAAGATACATTGCAGATCTTGTAGGTTTGCTAAGGTTGATATTGAGAAGGGAGATGCACATTGGCATTGCACCCAGCACGATAGAAAGATTAGCGAAGACAGACAAACCAAGGGTTGTTCAAGACATAACTTTATACCTGAGTTGATACCAGCCCATGTCATGGAGAAGGATGACGATATGGTTTTGTATGAGAAGGACAAGATTAGATTTGTTAACGTGGCCGAAAACCTTAACACGCCGGGCGAAAACTTTTTTTCTAGCAAAGAATTAATTGAAGTTGTAAACAGTGGGTTTCCAGAAGATATCTTGGAGACTTGCGATAAAGTTAAGAAGTTATTTAATGGATCATCTATTACACAAATTAGGCCATGGATTGAAGATAGGTCATCAAGCTGATGCAGATCAAACTATCTTTGGATGTTTACTATTCAAAGAAAAAAAAATTTATTTTAAATCTCAACAACTATAGAAACGCACACTATAGAGTTTTATCTACAGCAAAAAAAATATACTCAGAAGATCTCGTAGAAAAGATACAGGACCTACCTAAGTTTAGTGAGCCAGTTAGATTGACTTACACCTACTATGCTAGAAGCAACAGAAGACTTGACATAAGCAATCCATGTTCAGTCATAGATAAGTTTGCTTGTGATGCTTTGGTTAAAGCCGGGATCATACAAGACGATGACTTCAAACAAGTAAAGGAAGTTGTCTATAAGTTTGGTGGTGTAGATAAAGATGATCCCAGATGTGAGCTGGTGATTGATATATTCTAGGGTGTGCCTAGTAGTTTCTTTCTTTCTTCCTCTCTTAAAACTTCTGCTGCATTTAACCTATTAATAGGTCTATCAAACTGGCCTTCAATAGGCTGGTATTGCATTTCTCTTTCTAAGGATTGTATCTCTCTGGTTGGAACAGGAAGAGGAGCTCTTTCACTTGAGCCTAAATATGCTTCATCTGCTAGCTCTGTATTTAACTCTAATGGCTCAAATAAATTTCTCATAATTAAATCTGGAGAAGAAACTTTTGCTTGTGTAAGAGCATCAAGTATATCTCTTTCACCAACTCCTAATATTCTAGCGTCTTTAATAGATCTATATAAATCTCTTAAAGATTCAAACCTATCAGCGTTGGTTTCTATATAACCTTTAATAAATTGTTCTGCTTCGACAGGAGTTTTTGATCGTAGCAAATCATTAAAGTTAGCACTAATGGCTGCTATTTCATCTCTTGCTTCATAAGCTTTAAAACCTATAGTCTTTTTCATTTGAGGTTTAACTTGTTTTAATCCAGTAAAAGCTTGCACCATTGTTTCTTTAACATCAATTGGTCCGCCTTTGGATGATATTAACTCTTGTCCTTTTGGATCTCCGCCCATAATACTTTTAACAATTTGAGTTGTATCTTTTTGTTTTAAAGAAACATCTAATGGATTATTTGTTCCCACTTGATACTGAACTCCATATGGGCTGACAGTAGGTAATGCTGTATCAATTAAATGAATAAATCCTTTTGCTGCTCTAACTCCCGCTGGATCATCTGGATCAAATATTTCTCTTCCAGTTGCTGTTCTTCCGCTATTAATTTCTAGTAAAGCATTAGTAACAATTGATGGTTCAGCAAACATTAAACCAAACTCTTTTAAAAATTCTCCAGTTGCATTTGCAACTTTGGTTCTTGTTTGTTCTTCGTTATCTGTGCCTTCTGCATATGACATCAATGCTGCTCTAGGTATTCTGTTTAACAAATCATATGGGTTCAAATAACTATAGTTTAGAAATCTGTCAACGTATCCATTCATGTCAGATGATATTGGTACTAATGTAGCTGTTTTATCCCAAGGAGTTCCTTGTCTTCTGTATGCATCAATTTGTTCTTGACTAACTCCTGTAAGATTAGAG